GCCCCCTCTTCGACCTCATACTCATATTCGGTCGGGTAGTAGTCCCGGATGGTGTTGGCAACAAGCTTTAGCTCGTTCTTGAGCGCACTATGAATCCTGGCCTGAACAGCAGACATGACCTTCATTGATCGCTCAATGATAGCCAGCGTTGTGCCAACAGGAGCTTCGTTATTCATGTCCGAGACCTTCAGGTCAGGGACAGAGGCTAGGTTTCTGGCCTCATTAACGACATCGCCAAGAAGCTGATACAGAACTGTGGACGGCTCTTTATACGGAAGCATGAAGATGCTGTCCCGGATGGACTGAACGCCGACATCAATATCTCGAAGCTCACCCGGCCTTAGAGGTGTGTCGTCACCCTTCACCCTTGCCCCCCTCAGCTTAAAGCCAGCCGGAAGGTTGGACAGCGTGCCTGCATCGATTAGCTGACGCAGCGTCAATGTCGCAGTCTTAGCCAAACCACCGATGAGGTGAATCAAACCGATTCCGTAGAATCCAAACCCAGGCAGGTATTTGTAGTGAACGAAATAGTTCTCGCGTTCATACGATTCATCACCTTCTTCCCAATTCCTGTATATCGAAAGGATCGTGCCGGAGCTTTTTTCGATTGTCACAATATAAGGAAGGCCGATACCCGTTGGGTCCCCGTCCTCATCGGTGTGCTCAAACCCCTTTAGATCAAGATGAACGTGCATCTCCAAAAGGGTGTGCCTGCTATCGCTTTCGATGGTGGCGGACTCTCCAGCGATATCGTCCTGCTTCTCTTCTACCTCTGTATATTCCGCATCAGGAGGGGATAGCTCAACGTCCCTATACATCCCCGACACAATGGATTTTCGGATTTCATTTTCTGTCCGCTTCATGCGATGCGTGATGCGCTCGCAATCCCGTAGGTTGCTTGCACCATACGGAACGATCAGGTCGTCTGCCGGGATGTATTCAATGCAGCAGTTTTGTTTCTCTGCGGACCAATACACCTTTTTGAAAGCCGATCCGGAAAGTGGAAGGTTAAACAATAGCTGTTCAAACTCCTCCCTGTATCCCGGAACTTGTTCCGTCAGAATGTAGTTCATGTCATGGGCGACACGCTTGGACTGCTTAACTTTTTCTTTGGTCGCCTCACCAACAACCTTGCTCTTCACCGGACCTTGCGCCGGGAAGATTTCCATAATTGCGTTTGCCTGGAAACGAACGACGGACTCAGACAGAACCGGATGAAACATCCCAGCCGCCCCAGGCCACGGGTCCGTCTGATCTTCAATCTTTAGGCCAAGAAGGTCCAGGCCATCCCTATATGACCGCCACCAATCCTCTCTGGATCGGATGTCTGCGTCATAGTAGGCCATCAATTCCGATGCGATGGTGCCTAAATCACTCTCATCCATAACCTCTGCGAGGTTCGCATCGTGCGGCAGGTCTCCATAGTCGTCTTCTCCATATTGGATAACGACGCTGCCGTCTTCTTGCTCAATCTCAATAGCCTCAGGATTGATGGCAATAACTGCTTCCGGGTCTTCCACCTCAATGGAAACATCTTCATCTTCGTCCGAAGGCTTCGGAACCATCGCCTTTTCAATAGCCATCTCGGCCCCTCATGGTGAACATTGCTGGGGCAGTATATACTATATGCCGTCTAAATAAACTGCCCGATCTTTCGATACAGGTCTTCCCTGTCGCTGTAAATGCGGTCCTGGGATGCATTCCGTTGTGATGGGGGCGGAACTCGAATGGACGGATTTGCAGGCAAGCCCAGTTTTTCCAGCATTTCCCGAATGCCCCTGGTGTGAGAAATCTCTTCAAGCTTCACATCGACAAAATCAAATATGCCCCCATAATCCTTTTTATATTTCTGCTCCCGAAGCTGCATTTCCTTCATGTACCAAAGCGTCATGGCATCCTGACCATGCTCTTGTAACGGGGGAGTCTGATTTAGGTTCAGTTCATAAGCCGGGTCGAGATACCACAGCCATGAAATTGTCCTGTTAAACCATTCCCTTCTTGTCCGGTAAGACAGGGCGACCGGAACCAAGTCTCGCTTCAGGCAAACAATCTTCACTTCGTCCGCCCCAAGGTGGGGAAGATTTTCAATAAGCCCGCCCTTCGCCAGTTGATGGCTCGTCTCAATATATGTTTCGGCACCGGATTGACGCATGCGCTCATTGATGCGTCGGAATTTCTTTTTCCAAAAGTCCTGATTCTCCGCCGTCACACCATCCGTGTTGAAGCGCATCATCGTTCCGATATCTGGCGCATCCATCCCAAAACTATGAGGGCCTAGATACTCATGAACGCACACCGCATTCTGGGTGTTTAGCGCAAGAGTTTCCGCCAAATACTTCGTGCCGGTCCTCCCCATCGTAAAGGTGAAAATTGCTTTCATCAGAAATACCCATATTTGCGACGAAGGTTAAAAATCGGCTCTTCATCCTCTTCATCCATAGTGGTTCGGATAAAGCCGCCTTGCCTAAATCTCAGAAGAGCCTGCGTGGTGCTATCGACAAGGTCATCGTGCTCTCCCGCTGGGAACTCCGCACATTGCTCAATGACCTCTTCTGCCCAGCGTGTAGGTGGATGCCAAACAATTCCGGAAGAAAAGATGTCCGCTACGGCATTCGCCCTGACAATCTTGTCGTTCCCCCTGGATGGGGTGAAGTCCTGGACCGGAATCCCCATCTGGCGAAGCTCGAACACCAGAGGCGCACCAGCCGCCTTCGCCTCAATAATGAAGGCATCCGGCTCCCACTCCTCATACATCTTCATAGCCCTCACCTTCAGGTCTGGAAACTCCAGACGTTCCTGAAAAGCATCCAGGAGAATAAGGTTCGGCGTCTTTACGCCTGTGTCTGGGTGCTCCTTGTTGAAGACGCCCCAGGTTGTGCAGGCACTAAAATCCGCGCGCTGGCTTTTGGTGTAGGCGGTGTCCCAGGATTGAATGATAAAGTCACAAACAGGTGGCGATTCATGGGGCCATTCATGCCACCACTCTTTCTTGATGATCGCCCCTTCGGTTGAGGTTGGTTGCTGCTGGTACTGCGCCATCCACTTCGGGAGCGGTAGTTCCGACTCCAGCGCCTTCAACTCTTTCAGGGACCAGAACTCAGGCCATAGCGGTTCTCCTGATGGAAGGATGGCGGGAAGCTCAATGTAATGCCAGTCCTCCCCTCCGGTCTCCATAGACCTCTTCAGCACGCGCCCCACTAGGTCTCGCTTGGACCAGCGTGTCATGACGATGATTATGGCCCCTCCAGGCTGAAGGCGCTGCCGGGGGCCTGAGGTGTACCATTCATAAATTCGGTCATAGACCTCCGGATTGGACTCAGCCGCAGCAGCGTCCTGCTCGGAGACGGGGTCATCGATGATGAAAATGTCAGCACCCTTACCCGTGACGGCACCCCCTACACCAACGGCGAAATACTCTCCCTTTTTGTTGGTGTTCCACCGAGACGCCGACTTGCTGTCAGTGGAAAGCTCCACCCCAGGGAAGACCTCCTTGAAAGCATCATCATTGAGAAGGTTTCTGACCTTTCTGCCGAAACCAACAGCAAGCTCTGAAGTATGGGACGCCTGAATGATTTTCTTTTCAGGGAACATCCCCAAAAACCACGCAGGCAGCAAATATGACGCAAATTCGCTTTTCGTATGTCTAGGCGGCATTGAGATGATGACGCGCTTCAACTCTCCGCTCGCCACCTTTTCAAATGCTTCCGCCATCTGTCTATGGTGCTTGCCTTCGATGAATCCAGGCCAAACCTGTTTTACAAACGGCAAAAACCGCACTTGGGCGGTTTCTCTTTCGACGGCCTTTTCATACTGATCCAGAAGCTTTAGAAGCTCCTGCTTCTCAGCGGTCGGGAGCCTGTCGATATACGGCAGATACTCCTCAACATCCTTCATGCGTCCTGCGCAGCCTTCTGCTTTTGGAAGTCTACATGAACCACCTTCGCCTTGGGGGGCCACTCCATGTCTTTCGGCCTGATAGAACGCGCCTTTCTGCCTCTCTGCACAACAAGGCCAAGATCAACCAAAGCCTTTACCACGCGATGCACGCCAGACTTACTCTTTACCCCCATGTGTTCCATGATCTGAGCGTATGAAGGGCCATGCCCTTTCTCCTCCCAGTAAGAGCAGATGAAATCATATGCTTCCCGTTGTCTTGGCGTCATATCTTTCTCCGGGTTCACCGCATGTGCGTAAATTGTTGTCGGTCAATGCTCAGTTTACCCCACCCCTATGTAATCTTCAACAGATCGAATAAAGTCCTCACAAGGGGCTCCACCGGACGCAAGTATTCGCAGTGCCTTCAAAGCCTCCTCTGTTTTTTCTGGGTCATCCTTATACCATCCCATGGCAAAATTTAACCAAAAGTCGTGCCCGTGCGGGGTCGCGCGCCATAAAAATGCATCCATCACCGTTATTGGGCCTTCTTCCCCGGAAAGAACATTTAAGCACAAAGCCCTGCGCACACTGCCAATGTTTTTGCTTATTTCTATGTAGCGTGCCGCATCATTGTACGTCAGCATTTTTTACCTCCACCTTGAAGGGGGTATGTAATTCATCGCCCCCCACCATCTCTGCGATGGTCTCTGCCGCCTTTTTGGCATTTCTTTTGGTCACATACATCTCGCTGGTCATGACGACCTTGTTGTTCGGGGCCACCATGTTGAAATACCACTGGCCATCTTTGGCTTCCTTCACGACCAACCGATAATGGAAAGTCTTTGGGATTTGTTGAAGGTTTGACATTTATCCATCCTCCATAATGTGACGTTCTAGGATGCCATACTCTTCTTCCGGATTTCCTACGGCGCGAAATACCGGGATGCTTTCATCCGATATCCTTATCGACTTAATGTCTGTTTTCATTCCCCTCTTTTCATCAAGGTCATGCCATTTTTTCATGATCTTCCCCCTCGCCTCATCTTCGCTCAGGGCGACTATCACCTCTATAAGATAAAACCCATGCCCCTTCTTTATGCCCGCCCTGTCTGCCTGTCCGCCCTTATCCAAAGAAACAACATGCCCGTTTGCATAGACTGCATACGCCCGAAGTTCTCCACCCTGTATCTTTTCCATTGGCTCCTCCTAGAAAAAAGGGTGGAGCCTGATATAAGCCCCACCCCTTCTCTTCAGCGATGCGCCCTGATTAGCAGCCGCCGCAGGTCCCGGTCGCAACCGAGGTGGCACCCGCCGCCGCGTTGGTGATGGACGACTTCGCCGCATAGCCGACGCCGG